TTCGGGTGGCACTGCGGGTGGCGGCACAGTGTCGGGGATAGGAGTACAAGGTATTTCCAAAGATAGGATAAGTTTTAGGGTTACTTTTTCGGGTAGTTTTGGAAATGCGTTCAGTGTGTACCACACCGATTCTTTTGACCAGAATCAAGTATTTATGGATGCGGAGTTGTAAAAATGGACGAGTTAAATATTATTTCCGCTAAATACACAGATGATGAAAACAACAACCATGTAAACATAGCAATAACTGTAGATGGTAAAACGCTTTGGGTTCCGTTGGAAGAAGGAAACCGTCATTATGCTGAGATTATGCGCCAAGTTGAGGCGGGTGAATTAACAATACAGGAAGCCGACTAATGGCATATATAGGAATAGACCCAAATGTAGGCGATATTACCTTCCAGCAGTTTACTGGTGATGGAAGTACGACTGCATTTACGCTGGCACAGTATGTAGCTAGTGGTGAGGCTATTATTGTCACTATTGGTAATGTAGTGCAAGAACCTGGATCTAGTGCCGCTTATACCGCTTATGCTAATACCCTGACATTTAGTGCCGCCCCCGCTAACGGCGATGTGATTACTGTCCGTTACTTTGGTCGCGCTGTAGACCAGCCCCTGTCATACGCTATGCAGTTGTTTAAGTATGTAGCGACTGCTAGCCAGACAGTTTTTACTGGGGCAGATTATAATGGCGCGATATTAGCGTTTAGCGGAAATGATGTAGATGTGTATTTGAATGGTGTGCATTTAGATAGCAGTGATTATACCCCTAGTAATGGTGATACGATTACGCTGGCTAGTGGTGCGTCGGCAAGTGATGAATTAGTGATTAGAGCCTTTCGCGCTTTCACAGTTACTGATACAGTAAGTAAGGCATCGGGTGGAACTTTCAATGGTGAAATTACAGCACCGCAGTTTCAAACGACAAATACAACGGTTGATACGGCTGTATTCCGCACGAATAACCAATCAGTTACGCAGAATACGACTATAGGGTCAACTAAAAATGCTTTGGCTATTGGTCCGTTGACGATAGATTCGTCGGTGACTATTACGGTCAATGGCAACTTAACAATACTGTGAGGCATAGATGGCTTCGATATTAAATGTAGATCAGATAAACAATGCGGCGGGTACTAGCGGCATTGCGCTTGACGCAAGCACAGGCAAGGCATCTTTTCCAAACAGTGTCACCATACCAAATGGCGCGACAATGCCAGCGGGAAGTGTGCTTCAGGTTGTTCAAACATCAACAGACGCGACCAGTGCCGTATCAACCGCAACATATACATCTGTTGGCTTGGATGTGAACATCACCCCAACATCTTCAAGCAGTAAAATACTTATTACTGTTTGTGGCTCATTTGGAAACTCACAGGACACTTACGGGGGGACAAGGCTTTATAGGGGTGCTACAGAAATTGGTGGGACAAGCAATGTAGGTAACAGAAATGGGTACGCTTTCCCCATTAACGAGCGTTCAGTTGATGGTCCGTGGGAAGCATATATGGCGAGTTATACATTCCTAGATAGCCCAGCCACAACAAGCCAAATCACTTATAGTCTTAAAGTTGCAAAACATTATGGAACGTCAATAATGGTAAATCGTTCATACAACGATGTTGACGCGTCATACGGCTGGAGAAGTAGGTCGTCTATAGTTGTAATGGAGATTGCACAATGAGTACGCTCTATGTCGATACCATTAACGAGAAGACTAGCGGCAACGGTGTGCAGATTCCGGGTCATGTGGTTCAGGTAGTGAGTGTTGATATGACCTCTCAGGTTGCCATAGCTTCTGGTTATCCTACTTTTACTACGATTATAACAGGGAGTATTACTCCTAAGTTTTCGGGGTCTAAGTTTATAATCAATGCAGTTTTACCAAGCTATTCTACCAACCCCAACACAAATAATTGGACAAACTCCATTTACATTAGGCTGTACGAGCAAGAAGGTGGCGGCTCTGATTTGTCTATTGCTGGATACGAACATCCGGGACCACAACAGACAATGGAGTTTTCACAGGTTACTCCTGTTCTTTTCACCACAGGCGCAAAGTCTACAATTCAATCTTATACATACAGAATAAAAGGTGCGCCAACAGTAGGTGGTGACACGCACTATTTTGGGAGAAGCACAGGTGGGCTGAGTGCTTTTTCTAGGATGGTGATAATGGAGATTGCACAATGACGAGCATATTGAAAGTCTCCGAGATTCAAGACCCAACGAACAGTAACACCGCGCTGACGATCGATAGTGCTGGGCGGGTGTCTATGGGTTCGTCTAGGCCAGTTTTATCGGCACAAGGCAATGTTAACAATAATGTTGTTTATGCAGATAGTGCAGATATAACTTTTGCTACTAGCGGCGTAAATTTTGGAGAGTTTGCACAGGGCGGGATGTCTTTGGTAAGCAATACAAGGTTCACTGTTCCTGTAACTGGCTTGTATTATTTTTCTGCAAGTGTTTATATGAATGACAGCAATACATCGTGCAGAATACAACTTACCCTTAATAATAGTTACAGTCCTACTACAACAATCGCTGGTTTAGTGCAGAGTGGCGATGCGGCGTCTAGGACGATGACGTTAACTCAGGTTTTAAATTTAACAGCGAATGACTATGTAACCGTTAGAAACGCTTCTGGTGGAAGTCGCACTATTTATAATGGATATAACCACACTTATGCGTTCATGTATTTGTTGTAACAGGAGTAAACAATGGCATCAATAACAGAAGCACTAAACGAACTAGGCATCACCGAATGGGTGTTGCGTGGTGAGCCAACAAGCGCGGCAGAGTTCAATGAGATGTTCCGTAAGGTAACTGGCGCAGATGAGAATGGCTCTGCCATTGAATCTGCCAATAGTGCTGATTGGGGCGTAACATGGACGCAAGTAAATAATAAATTGAAACAGCTTAATGCGGCAGAGCCATTAAAAGACCTTCGCGCTGAGCGTGACCGTAGGTTGGCCGAGACTGATTGGTGGGCATTGCAGGATGTAAATTCCAACGAGGCTCGCCATGCTTACCGCCAAGCGTTGCGTGACATCACCAATACCTACACCAGCCTAGACGATGTGGTGTGGCCGACAAAGCCGGAGTAAGTAAATGAGCAACGCCCGCAATTTATCCAGCCTTCTAGGGACTAACACTGAAATTCAGACAGGTAAAATAGCTAACTCAGCTATTACTGAGGCTAAATTGCACACAACATTGGATTTATCTAGCAAAACCTTAACTATGCCGAGTGGTGTGTCTGCGTTCAAAAGGGTATATACTGGAAGAAACACTGGTGCGAACGGCGTTGGTTTTAATACAAGTGTTGTTACCTTATTCAGCGTTCCAAATGTTGTGGTAAATGCTGGAGAAAAGGTCTGGCTGGCTTACCATATTAGCATAAGAGCCACCAGTAATTGCCAAGTTCACTCGGGTATAATACCTCATTATAGTGGCTCCGCTACTGGGTATGTTGGTGATAGCCAATGGGGTGTAGGTATTCACGACCCATATTCTCACGCCCAGTGGAATGTCTTGAGTAGTTTTTTAAGTCTTTCAGATTACAACACTGGTGGTGGTGGACCTTTCGCCAGCACTGGAACATTCAACTTCGATATTAAAGCGCGAAATGTTAACAACACTGGTCAATGGGGTAGTGAGGGCGGTTCAAATGTAGTCGTTCAATACACCCCTATGATGGCGACTATATTGGTGGGATAATGCTAGGTGAGTTTGCGATATCAGAAACTTCTTTATCCTCGCACGGCATTTTGCAGTTCGGGTCTGAATCGTTAGACTTTAATTTTACTGGTTCACAAAACGGCAACCTCGTAGCTTACGGCTTATCAGAAATGATAGGCACAGCAAGTAAAGCTAATATCGCAGTTGGTATTCTTGTTGGTGCGTTGGAAGGCTCACTTAACTTTACGCAGACATCAGACGGGTTGCTGGTCGCATCTGGCGTAAATGGCATAACAGCAGAGTTGATACAATCAACCGAAGGTACTCGTGTTAGGCCAGCTCTTATTGAAAACAATTTCAATTTTGCACAAAGCACTCCAGGGATTTATATCGCCAGTGGTATTTATGAGCAAACCGCTGAGTTTACGCAAAGCGCAGATGGTGATTACATTGCTGGGGGCGTAAGCAATCAGATAACTAGCTTTACGCAATCTGTTAGCCCTAACACCACATATTCTGGTAATGCTGATATTATCGGCAATTTTGAGGTTACATCATTAGGTGGCGTTATTTCGCCTAGCTTTGTAGAACTAGAAGCATTGTTCCGCACATA